TACTAGAGCAGAACAAACCTTACTGGTCTGAAGGTAATACAATGATGTATCTAGAGAAACCAGATGCAGACCTAAATGCCGAAGCTGTGGATCTATCTTACATGCTGCCGTATGAATTTATGTTGGCTCCTGCTCGTGCGGCGATGGAAGTATACAGAAACAAGGGTGCAGTCGGAGCTAACGAGGCAGAGCAACTTGGGTTCGCGGCTATGGCTGCGTTTAAAAAGTTTGCAGAACCATTCGCTTCCGAAGCTATGGCCACGGAACGTCTTGTTGATGTTACTTTACGTGATGGTAAAACCCAGACAGGTGCTGAGATATATGAGCCTGGAGAGATGTGGGGCGATAAACTTTCTAAGTCTATCAACCACGTTGCCGGAGCGTTTATACCTGGAATTGTAGAGCAAGCCTACACTGTTAAAGGTGGAGAGATCACTGAAGGCAGAATCAATCGCGCCTTCACAGATACTCCAAGTAAGGCAGGAGATGAATATTCTGTGGCAGAAGAAGCGGGCACCATGCTCACCGGACTACGGCCAATGAAAGTAAACATCGGCAGAAGTCTTGGGTATGACGGCGGAGCTTACTCAGCAGATAGATCAAGTGCCGTTCAGATATTTACTAAGGTGGCTGATGACAACGATGCTACTGCTGAAGATGTAATGGCTGCATACGTCAAAGCTAACGATGCCAAACGTAGACATCAGAGCCTGTTAAAAAACAAAATAGATACTGCCATGGATGCAGGATTTACTCGCGCTCAGATATACAGTTCGTTGAAGAACAGTGGTGTATCTAGAAAAGAAATTAGAAACATTCTTCGAAATAAGTTTGAACCTATTAAGATTAGTAGGAACCTAATTAGAGAAGTTAATAACGAAGTAAACGTCAAGAAAGAAAATCGAATCTTGCAAAGACTACCCACTGGGGAGATCAATGAGATCAGACGTTCAATGATAAATAGTGAGATTGTTCCAACTCAAGTAGAAGAACCTGTAGAATTATTTGGATCGCCCGTAGTTGAAGACGCGGCTCCTCAGGTACAAGCTGCACCAACGCAGAACTTCGTGGGCCAGGTATCTAATACGTTTGATAACGTGACGGACTCTGTTGTTGAAAAAGGCGGTGAAGTCTTTGATCGTGTCAAAGCATTCGTGCCATCGTTGTTAGGCGACCGAGCTAATCAAGAGATAGCCGATCGCGCTAGAGATAATCAGTAGTTTTCAATCTTTAATCTAACGCCGTTGCCACCGAACAATCTAATCAGTTCGTCGGCTTCGGCTTCAGCCTCGTTCATAATATCCTGGTCACCGCACATAGCTGCGAGGTTCAATCCCATATTAACAAAGTTCATTAACGCTTCTATCTGCATAGAGTGCATTTGGTGAAAGCCTAGTGATTCTACTTTCTTGGGATCGATCATTATAGTTCTCCTTTTTCGACCATATCAATACGTCGCCCTATCCAATTCATGACAGGAACTGCCATACTATTGCCTAACGCCTTGTATCTATGGCCATTAGGGCAATCCTCTGGCTCTTTATTCCTCCATGGTATCCTACTAAAGTCATCAGGGAAACCCTGTAATCTCTCGCATTCTTTAGGAGTGAGCCGCCTGACCGTTGAAGCGGCGACTAGATCTGTAGCATCCTTGTCGTCCCGTGCTTTAACTGTACTTGCAGTTCCGTCATCCGTGTAGTCTCCAAACCCACGCATTCTTGAAGCAACAACAGCGTGAACATCGGTAGCCGTCTGGCACGGGGACAGATCAACAAAGGGTTCTACCTGATTTCCACCGTTCTCTGGCTTACGACCAATCCAATTTCCAGGCAGAGCGTAGGTAACTAACGCTTCGGTTTCTACTCTGGAGTTTCCTGTGCGACTGAAAGGAGGGCCGACTGTAACTGTGGGGGCAACTCTTTGCCCCGCCTCTCGGCTCGGAGGAGGATTCCCCGACATGCTTTCGGGCTCAAATAAAACACTTGCGGCACGTCTCCAGTCTCCAAGATATCCGACAACGAACACACGTCGGCGTCTTTGTGGAACTCCGAAGAATTGTGCGTCCAGCATTCTGTAGGAGAACCCGTACCCGATTTTCCCCAACGCCCCGAGGAAGGTACCAAAATCCCGTCCTCCGTTGGAAGACAAGACACCGGGGACATTTTCCCAGACAATCCACTTGGGCTTAAATTGTTCAGCCATTGCAAGATATGTAAGCATGAGGCTTCCTCTCGGATCTGAGATTCCTTTTCTAAGTCCGGCGACGCTGTAGGACTGACATGGTGTCCCGCCAACAAGAAGCTCAATTGTTCTGTCATTATTCCATTCCTTAAATTTGGTCATGTCTCCATGATTTGGTATGTGTGGGTAGTGATGTTGCAACACGGCACTTGGAAAAGGGTCAACCTCACTGAACCATTGTGGCTCCCAACCCAATGGATGCCAAGCGGCAGTAGCCGCCTCGATGCCAGAGCATACTGATCCATACTTCATTCTATTTCTCCCCAGTCATCTTGTATATCCACGTCGATCTTAGACGGAACCTTTAGGTTAACGCCTGTCTCCATGATCTCTTTGATCCGAGCGGTCTGCTCTGGACTTTCGATGTTAAAACAAAGCTCGTCGTGTACCGTCAGCATAGGAGTAAGTCCCTCCTTGTAGCAATCAAGCATAGCTTTCTTTGTTTGATCGGCTGCCGATCCTTGGATCAATCTGTTCAACGCCTTGTAGGTAAACGCTCGACGGATACCTGCGCCGTTAACGCCGCCATATTCTTTCAACGCCTCATCATGTGGTAAAGGTTTGCCTGCACCAAATGTCTTAGGTTCCCAGAGATGAAACCTACACTTACGTCCTAGTAAGGTTCGGATCTGACCATTGCTTGCCGCTCTTCTAGAGGCCATCTCAGCCAACGCTTTAACAAACGGAACCTTGTCTCGATGCTGTTGCAATAGTTCCTTGGCGGTGTCTGGATCAACGTCAATCTGATTGGCTAGCTTGGCAACGCCCATGCCGTACATGATCCCAAGGTTCACGGCCTTGGCTTCTTTACGAGTGATACCTGCTAAGTCCGCAACCATCTGGTGTAGGTCTACGTCTGAAGTATTGTATTGCTCTACGATGTCCTCGAGTAGATCCTGCCTTGGCATGTCCCCAACACTGGCGGCGAAGTGTACCAACAATCTTGGTTCTTGGCTAGAATAATCGAACGATCCCCACTTATATCCATCTTCTGGTATAAACAAACCACGGATCAACTTCTTGATGTCCTTATCTCTGGCAGGTATCTGCTGCAGGTTTGGGTTGCTCGAAGAAAATCGCCCCGTGACTGTGCCCCCTTCGTCCCGACGAGTAGAGTGAAGCTCCGTATGGATACGACCATTGGTTTCGTGACGTAGTATACTGTCAATAAACGTACTGTCTGCCTTATCAAACTCACGGAGTTTAACTAAGTCCTGGCACACCTTGGATGGATGGCTACTGAGATAGCCCTTGTTGAACGAGGGAGCGCCTTTGTCGGTTCTCGGGTACTCTAGTCCCAACTTATCAAACATCTTAGCTATGGACGCTGACGCCCATATGTCAACGTCACCGCCTGCTTGCTTCTCGATCCCTTGGCGTAGTTCCTTTACTTTGCCACGGATTAATTTCTTGTTTCTCTCCGCCTTGTCGAGGTCTACACGCACACCGTTGCTTCGCATGTCTAGCATACAGGGGATCAGATCAGTTTCTATGTTCCAGATTTCCCATAGCTGTTCTTCTTCTAGCTTAACCTTTAGGAACTGCCAGAGTTTTAGCGTGGCTACAGCGTCTTGCTCGGCGTATGCACCCACATACATTGGGGGTAACTGCCACATCTCCGCTTTGGGATCTATGCCCCATGCTTTGGCGGCGGCTTTCAACATCTTCTCGTCCTTACGGATACCCGCGTAGTCTCTAGCCATAGCATCAAGACCAAACGACCAACGGTTCTCGTCAACCAACGCGCCTGTAATCATTGTATCAATGATACGACCCTTGATCTCGATGCCCTCGGCTCTCATCCAACCCGCATCGTAGGTTGCATTGTGCATAATCACCTTCATCTCGGGGACAGACATCTGTTTCTTCAACCACTTTAGTGCAAACTTAGGGTCCAGGTTGTGTCCGTTCTCATGTCTGATAGGGAAATAGCCTTTGTATTCTCCCGCAGCTACAGCAATGCCAATGATATGCCCATCTTTTCGCGCCCATCCTGGTCCAAGGTTCTTAATGTTAGGATCTTTGGTTTCTAAATCCACAGCAACTTCGCTGTAACCAGTGAGATCAGGGAACTCTGGTGGTATGTTCCAGTCAGAGTCAATCATATCCATCTCACCTTTGAATTGGTGATGTAGATCGCTACCAAATAAGTTATTCATTTCTTGAGCCTAAGTTTCTTTAGTAGTTTCTTGAACCATTTGCTGTTGCGAATGTCCTGTTCCATTTGTCCTAGCATCTCTGCCAAACGATCTATCTCTCTCATGATCTGATTCCTTTTTCTGCTCGTTCAGAGAACTCTCCTCCCAACGCAGTGTACCCTGCTTTGTCGATCCATGAATCCTGGTGGTCTATCGTTTCCAGTAACCTAGAAGTTTTCAACCAGTCCATCATCAGTACGACATGTTGTTCAGTGACCTCACCATGACTTAGTATAGCACCACGAATGATTATATTCCAACCCTCGGCTATACGACTGTGATTATCAAACGCATCCCCGTAATCCTTGGCTCTCTGTCCACTGATTAATTCCTTGGCGGTGTCTAAGATTTCTGTACGTTTCATAATGTATACCTGTATTTGTTATCGGATTGTAATATGTATAGTCGTCGTCGGGCTCTTGTTATCCCAACATAGAATGCTCGATGCTCGTCTTCTGGAAACAGTGTTTCATAGCATGCCTTAGTAGATGCTGTGTACACCACGCAGTTATCATCTTCTCCACCTTTCATAGCATGGAATGTAGACAACTTAATCCTTGGCGCAGACAGAAGTCCCTCGCCCCTTCGTTCTATAGCCTCGATATAGTTTCTCTCAGACGTACTGACCTTCAACACATCATACGCAGAACTCTCTGCTCCACATAACAGACCAAGATCGTTTTGAAGTTGAGCCATATCTATCAAAGCCTCGGGATCTAACGCATCCAGTAGCTTGGACGATGCACGTTTGAGCTTGGCATCCTTCCCTTGTTTAGGCAGGGCAGAGTACAGCTGCCGAATCCGTTCTAAGCCCACGGACTTATCCTGACATAGATCGTTCCACGTTAAGATGTTGCCCACCAATTTGTCTGAGATACTGGGGTATCCACGTACAGAATACTTGAACCCTGACTTACGAAACCATTTGGCTAGCTCTATTACATAGAAGTTTGTTCGACACATCACTGTCCATGTTCCTTCTTGGAAGGGGATAGAGTCCAGATGATAAGTGTATTCAACCATGCCCTCCTCTTCACGAGGCTCGAACTCTTTCTCTAAACGGCCACCTATCCTTTCGGATATAACACTAGCCAAACGATGTACGGATCTAGGTATACGATAGGATTGTGTGAGACGCTCGACGTTGTCAGAAGATTTGATAAACAAATCAACATCAACACCCGTCCATCTGTGAACAGCCTGGTCATCATCCCCTGCAATAATTACTCTTCCTGCTTTGGAAGCTATGAACTTAGCCATCTCCCACTGGAGCGGTGTAAAATCCTGGGCTTCGTCTATGAACAGATAGTCTAAGCTCGGTGGATCTCCCACATCGATGTACTTCTCTATCATATCTACGAAGTCATACTTTCCCATTGCAGATTTGTATTCGCTCAGTTGCTGATTCAGCTGCACAAGTTTAGGGTAGAACAGTTCTCTGTTGGCCGCATGGTTAAACTCTTCTTCCAAAGTAACCATTCGGTATCGAGCTCGATGCTCTAGCTGTAGATACTGTGATCCAGATCCTCCGATAGTAGGTAATTGAATGCCATCATCGATACTTGTCTTGTCATCTCCTTCAAAGTTAAGACCAAGATCCGATCCAACAACAGCATAGTCCTCGGCACTCATAACGTCCTGACGCTGTAATCCCAATCCATTGAACCCAAACGAATGACTGGTTCTCATGTAAGGGAAATCCTTGGGGGTTAGGTTGAACTCAGCACAAGCTCGAGACACCATCTCCTCAATAGCCTTTCGGGTAAACGAGATCACACCAATGCGAGAAGGATGTACCCCAGAATCTAAGGCGCTCTTAATTTCCTGTATCAACCGATAAGTTTTACCGCAACCAGGAGGACCCAGTATAAGTAGAGAGTTATCGATCATAGATCCTTGCCCCTCGGTCTAGAGTTTACCCAGTCCTCGATCTCTGTCAGAACCCAACGGCTTGACGATCTCTTACTGTGTTCGTCTCCTAGAACTATTGGCTGCGGAAAGTCTGTCTTCTGAGCAACCAACTTATAGATGTAGGACTTGGATACCCCTAGCATCTGAGCTACTTCTCCTACGCGCAGTAGTCTATTAGAATGGGATGTCATTGTTCATCTCCCTTACTGATAATTCTATTTCTTCTTGTTCGAAAGCAGGTATGTGCCAACACCTAAACTTTGTTCTTTTACCGTCGGCCTTTTGAATGTTTTGAACACCGTTGTCCCCGCCCATGTCGCGGATCATCTGGATAAGATGGCCTCTGTTGTCCACCTTAAATCTTCGGTGATGCAGATAATCTATTAACCCTTCGAGCTTAAACTTTGTAACTCCGTCATCTGTCCACGGTTTACCCATCTCCATCTCCTCGGGAGCCATCGCTCGAATGTGGCTCGTGCAATAAGATTTAAGATGCTCCTTAAACTGTCCCTTGACTGTGGCTTCTTCTGGAACTTCAAGCACAGTAGCGTCTTGCATCAACTGGTTTATCATCTGCTGCCACTTCTGGGGTTTAACTGTCGGAGGCATGATGTTCATCTGCTCCATGCATGCTCGTTGCCAAAGCACTTGGTTCTGTAATTGCTCTGTTGAAATCTGTATGCGTGACCCATCAACATCCATGAAGTATACTCTAGGTTCGGATAACATAATAGTCAGTCCGCCAACACTGGGCATGTCAGGGGATTCATTACCTATCCCATGCTTACGACTAGCGCACAGCGTAGGATCACAGTAACTTTTGAAAGGTTCTTCTTTACATTTGTACGCCCAATCCTTCTTGTCCAGGGATTTACCTAGGTTGATAACTTCGTGAGAAGGTAACGGCTCCGTACACAGCGTTCGATTAAACTCTTCTAACTTGCTTTTCCAGTTATCAGGTTCAGATAACTTAGCGTAGATACCGCATTGATACATGCAAGTATTGCGGGGTGTATCGATAGGACCATCCGCAAACAAATGCTCAAGGCAGGGCGGACCATCGGTGAAATACTTACGTTTGCCAGAGAAGCGCAGACCTTCAAGCTCGGACTCTGTTACACGGATCTCTTCGACCGCATCGAGGAACTCATCTAGTTCTAATGCTTCACACTTAGCATTGAATGCGTAGCGTTGTGGCATCTCAGCATTGAAGTAAGGCATGTTGATAAAGTTACCCACATCTCCACGCTCTGCAATTATAGTATCTTGTTTTGGAAAGATCTCACAGCCACTGAACCCTAGAGCTATAGACATCTCAGTTAGGTAGTCTCGGATGTTAGCTGCAGGAACCCAGTCTTTTAAGAATAGATAGAGGTGAGCTCCCCCTGATTTGGATCGGCAGTGCATCAACGGAAGCTTCAGCTTCTGGATCTTTGCCTGTAGTTCGTTATGGTTTAAATCGTAGACGTCAATGTCCAACGCCGCAAACTTGCATACATTCTCTTCGTTGATTGGTATTGCACCCACGCCCTGCTTACCATCGATATGGTCCTGGACTAAGTCAACAGTCAGAGGGGATCTTATGATCATGCTCTTGGATTCTGCTTTTCCATTTCGCCCTATGCGTCCGACAGTTGTCGTGCCATGGGCTGATTTTGCTCCGATGAAAACGGAGAGTAGTCGTTCTGCCTGTGTCATGTACTGCTCCTAGTGAAAAAGGGGAACGGAAAAATGCGCCCGCACTCCGTTCCCCAGACTGTTTAAAACGGGATACTGTCATCCTGTTCTACAGATGAAGAGGTTGGCACACTCTCCTCTGGTACAGCCTTCGCATCGCCTGCCGCGACAGAGTCACGGAAAGCTTTTGCCTCGAGCATTAGGTCACGTTCACCAACTAATCCCACCTTCTCAACGGATGGATTGAACCACGAACCCTGGTCATTGCTTTCTTCAACAGTAGTAATCTTCCATTCTGTTGCGAACAATGGAGGCGTAATCATCTGCCCAGTCTTTGGGTGTTTGATCTTCTGCATTGCAATCTGTGTCTTCCACCGACGGCTGACTTTCAACTGCGTTGACTTCATGTCGATCACAGCAGGTTGAAATGACCCTTCGCCATCCAACACCAAGCAATAGTGTTGATCAGATTTAACCAGTTCATTACCAGTCGGTAACAGTTCCTTGGAACCCTGACGTGTCGTCTGTTGTAGAACAGGATTGGTTGGAGATATCTCTCCGCGGAAACCACCACCCATATCACGAGGTGTAAACTCTAGATACTTTGTTACTTGGTAGCAGGGGATGATAGTGACCCCTTCTTCTCCCTTCCATACCTGACCAGTGACAGTGTTGAACAAATCTCCTTGCTCCGCACCATCGATGTACTCAGGTTTCTTTTTATTTAGTTGTGGTGACAGAGCCTGTAACGCACGGATGAATGGGATCTGCATCTCATCAGCACCAAACGCGGCACCTTCTCCTGCAAACTCTAGGATATCATCCATCAAGTCTGTGCTTAACTCTGCATTTTTTTTCGTTGCTACTTCACTAGCCATTATGATTTCCTCTTGATTACTGCGGTGTTAGAAATGAATGCCCCGAATAGATCGAGGTCGATAGGTTTGCCATCAGTGATGCGCTCTTTAACAAACGCCTTTAATGTGGATGGGTGAACGTGGGTCTTGGTCTTGGGATCAAAACCTTTACTCTGTAGCATGCCAACGACATCTCCCGCTACATTGTCTTCGCCCTTGCCAAAGGACACAGTGATATCGTTCTTGATGATATCATCTAGGCCATTGGTTCTTAACCATGCAAACGCATCGTCTTTATTAGCGACAGGTATAGAGGCGGCTACGATCATACGACGCTCAACGGACATGCCGTCTACATCTAATCGTTCCACACCCATCTCATCCATTAACGCAGGGATGTTCTCCACAGAGAGCTTATGCTTCTCTTGCTTCAGTGATTTTAAATGTTGCTCCGCATCGTCGATCTGTTGCTCAACGTTACGAAGGCTTCGAACCAGTTGGCTGAGTTGCTTTCCAGTTCCTGTATCGATCTGGCTAACTGCGTCAGCCTCGTCGAATATGTCTTCAAATATATCAGTCATAAGTTTTTTACCTCTTCAGGGTTGCATTATCCGGTAGCCTCGTGCTATCCGTAATGAAGACAATAGTGGAGATATGTGATGGGTGTCAACTACAAATTTAAAATGAAACCATTTAATCATCAAAAAGATGCGTTAGAGTTTGGTTGGGACAGGCCAGAGTTCGGTCTGTTCATGGAGATGGGCACAGGTAAGTCCAAGGTTCTCTTAGATAACATAGGTATGTTGTATCAAGATAGACAGATTGACTTCGCTTTAGTCCTCGCTCCCAAAGGAGTGTATCGTAACTGGGTTTCAAAAGAAATACCAGAGCATATGTCTGATGATGTGAAACATCGAGTGATTCGTTGGGTGTCAGGTCCCAATAAGAAACAGGCAGAAGAAATGCGCTCGGTCCAGGATGACTTCGATGGCCTGACTATATTTGTTATGAATGTCGAAGCGTTCTCTTCCATCAAGGGTCAGAAGGCAGGGACCTGGATGGCTCGTGCGCTCGGTCACAACGGATTAATTGCTATTGATGAGTCAACCACGATCAAAAACCACAAAGCCAAGCGCTCTAAAGCTTTAATGAAAATAGCTGCAGGTTTCAAGTACAGAAGACTACTAACTGGATCTCCAGTAACAAAAAGTCCAATGGATATTTATTCACAGTGCGAGTTCCTTAGACCAGGGCTTTTGGGACACGAGTCGTACTACTCGTTCCAAGGTCGATATGCCATCGTGCAACGTAGAACTATGGGACACACAGCTTTTCAACAGATTGTTGGGTTCAGAAACCTAGACGAGCTAACCAAAAGGATAGATATGTTCTCCTTTCGAGTACTCAAGAAGGATTGTTTGGATCTCCCTGATAAAATATACACCGCTCGATATGTTGGCATGACCAAAGAACAACTGAACATGTACGAACAGATCCGAAGACATGCCATGGTTCTGCTCGAGAATGGTGAGATGGCTACTGCTCCTGCTGTGATTACGCAGATGCTCCGCCTTCAACAGATTATGTCTGGGCATTTGAAGACAGACGAAGGTGAGATGCTATACTTCCCATCAAAACGAATGGATGCATTGGAAGAGATCATCAACGAACACGATGGTAAAGCAATCATCTGGTCTAGGTTCCGTCATGACATCGTAGGTATAACAGAAATGTTGAACAAGAAGTTCGGTGAAGGTTCCGCTGCCGCATACTATGGAGACACATCAGACGATGATCGTAATGATATCGTTAAGAATTTCCAGAACCCCAATCATCCTCTCAAGTATTTCGTGGGCAATCCTGCGACCGCAGGGTATGGGTTGACTTTGACTGAGGCTAATCTCGTGGTATACTACGCAAACGATTTCAATCTAGAGACGCGCATTCAATCAGAGGATCGTGCTCATCGGATTGGTCAAAAGAATAATGTGACCTACATTGATCTCGTCTGTGAAGGTAGTATCGATGAACAGATTGTTAAAGCTTTACGCGCCAAGATAGACATTGGTGCAAAGGTACTAGGAGAAGAAGCAAAAGAATGGCTAAGTCTAAAACCCACGATCAAGTAATCGAAACGTTCTGCTCTCGACGCAGGGGTTGGATGAATGACAAGACCGCAACGCAGGCTCTGACAGACCTAGCAGGTTTAGATCCTGGCGTAGCCAATGCGCTCCTCACAGAAATGAAACGTCATAACGTTACTCAGATCCGAGGGTACAGCAAAGAACCCGAACGTCTAGCTCGAGGCAAAAAGGGTACAAAGTTTGAGGCAAAAAAATAACCCCGACGTTGCAGTGCGAAACCTAGCCAGTCGGGGTCTAGTTGATGGTCGGTCACACAGGCGGAACCAACCGAGCAATTTGTGTATTATATCATACAGTATTGGTTTCGGCAACTGCTCTTCGGATTAATACCGATAGCTGCCGAGCCATGGATCTCTGTTCTTTGTTCGCCAGTTCGCGAAGACTATCGTGATCCTTTTTAAGTAAGCCAACGTTCTGAAACTGTTGCTTATCTTCTTCTTTCATTTTCTTTCTAGCCATAATGACCTCCTATTTGTTGGTAGCTTATACGATATATGGTTGTAGGTTGCAAGTGCTACTCTTGATTAGGGTTTAAGTCCTCGAATTGACCATCGTCTTTCATGGTACTTGTTACTCGGATCGCTCTCCAAGGAGTTTCTTGTCGCTTGTCCTCGTAGTTTGGGATGCAATGTGCCACGACGATATCTCCCAGGTCCAGGTTTAATTTGTTAACCAAGCGATTGTTGAAGAACACGACGTCGCCCTGTTCGTTCTGACCGAAGGCACTGTTCGTGTAAGTTAGATCCTCAATGATTACATTGAAAGGTGTAGTATTGAATGCATTATTTAAAGTCATATTTGTTTTCCTATTTAATTTAAGTTCGCGGCAAGCCGTAGCGTTTCTTGATGTAGCTCACAGAGTGGCGCGAGGTTCTAAGTTCTTCCGACATCTCTTGCAATGTCATGTCTGTTGTCAGCATCATGTTGTTGATTAGTGTTGCGGACTTAGACAAGGGGCGATCTTTCGGATCGATGCCATCCAACGTGGTTGAAGGCACTTGATCTGTGCGAATGCGTGTACTTGTTCCGCGCTTCGCATTTTCCAACGCCCTTCGTGTCATGGGCGATGGTCCCCGAGCCAGAGGGTTTTCTTTGCGGTCGATTTTATTCTGCCTATCCCAAGCTTCTTTGTATATGTCTTGGTACTTCTCGATTTTTTCCTGCTCGTTCATCAGTGATGTGTCCTCTTTTCTTCTGGTTTACTTACCATGCGTTCGGTAATCTCCTGGAGCAAGCAAAATAGTCTTGCCATTTCTTCGGGTGAGTTGGCATAGACCGAGCCGATTGTCATTAAGGCAGCGGGCACTTCCCCGTCGGTTAGATTGTCGGGCATAACCCGACAGATATTATTTAGCAATGCAGATTTTTCTTTGTCCGCGTGAGTATCCACTCGAGCCTGGTCTTCAAACCTACTGTCGATAACCAAAGTAATCGTCCAATCCATGACGTCGTCTCGAGCATCGAGGTCAGCCTTCCAAGACTGAACCTCCTTCCATGTCTCAAACTTCCTGACCATATCGTGCGGCAGAGATCGTTCCCTGCTCCATGTTACTTGGTACATTGATATGCCCCCCT